CCCTGGCAGTTGTACTCAGGCACGCAGACGACTATCCTGAACGTTGATTTTTTGCAGACAGGACAGCGACGTGCCCGCCTCTGAATTCACTTTTTTGTTTCACGATTATGATACTTGCATTTTAATTTATTGTTTTAATTAATAATTAAAAACCAAATATAAAATCTTGTACTTATTTATGTACTTATAATTGCTTATAAATCGAACACACGCACATTCATATCGGCAACCAGTCAGCATCATAAACGTCAAGCACTTCAAACGTCACAACGCCCAGCATAACTACTCCATCCAGCGATTCACCGTCGATAGTCTCACCATCTTCCGTAACGATGCCGCCCTTAAAATACTTTCCGACCATTGGGTAACCGTCCACCTGCCAAACAACCTTTTTACCAGGCAATGGAGTTAATGACCGGTCAACCAGAACAAAGCCTCGAGGCGTTTCAATACGCATCGTGTCAGACGGATGGTGGATCATCAGGTTATTCAAATCTATGCGGCTCTCTACGAAGTCTGCCGCTGGAGAAGGAAATCCCATATCAATAATCTCCGTAGTGATAGAAACGCTGCCATAGTCGGTTTTCGCCTTCTTCTGGCGACTGATCGCGAAACGTCATAACGTTCTGCGCTATCCATTCGTTGGCCTGCTTGTGGCTGAATTCCCAGTTACGCTTTGCAAGTTCGGCCACAAAGTCAGATGTAGAAACGGTGACGCCATACTTTGGCGATCGCTTCATCGCCTCAAAAAAAGATACCCTGATATCGTCATTGCGCGGCATGATCACGCCCTCAAAATACTGTATATAAAAACAGTATTATCATTTGAGAAAAATGATCAAGCCGCTCCGGCTATCAGATTTGTAAAGGCTTTGGCAGGAAAGGGGATTTTTTTGTAGCCTGCTTAAAAGTCACATAGCATTACCTTGCAGGCCATCAGCACTCAGGTTGGTGCCTTTACAGCTTCAATCTCAGCTATTTTTGCGCGCGCCCCATCCGGGCTTTCAGCAAGCAGCTTGATTAACCCAAACAGCGTTTTGATAGCTTCTGTGTGGTAAGCAGCAGACACGCCCAGTGTATTAAGTGATTTCACTTGCTCGACGACCGTTCCATCCTGGAATTGCTGCGGCATGTCGCCAAGGCTTATTGCTGACGGGCACCACTTTTCAACATCCTGTGCAATAAGGCCCGCGCCGGGTACTGGCTTCTGCCAGGGTGCGGCACCTTTATTGTTTTTATATTCCCATGTGCAGCCACGAAAACTGAGAACGGCGGCAAGGGCATTTTCTACCTGTGTAACTTTATCCTTAATCCTTTGGTCAGATGTTGATGTCCATCCGTTCGGTGAGTATCCGGTACCGTTAGAACGGAACTCAAATGATGAATCACTGACGTTAAGAAATGCTCCATATTTTTGACCAGGTACGCCAACAAACTGTAAAACCAGTTCATTCGTGCCGCCAATGTCAGCCGTCTTCGCACGAATTACATCATTGTAATAATTACTGAAAGCCTGATAGTAGCCTGTCAGTGACAGTTTAGTGTTAGTGCTGTTGACGTTTACTGCATGGCTCTGGCCGTCACCATTGAAATAAACGCGCTTATTTACGATTAGCTCACCCGTCATCGTGCCACCAGCCAGAGGTAGCCCGCCAAGATTGCTCAGCGAGGCTGGTTTGTCTGCTACGTCACTGAGGTTATTTGCTTTTTTAAGCTGGTTATCAGGGTTTGCAGACTGCGCACGATCTGCGTCAGACTTAGCGCTTGTTGCAGATTGTGAGGCTGCCGTTGCGGAGTTTGATGCATTCGTTGCTGATGCTGCTGCGTTGGTGGCTGATGAACTGGCAGCCGCGGCGCTATCACTTGCCTTTGATGCATAGTGGAATGCAGAGTATTTCCCCGCCGTCACTTCCGTTCCGACAGGGTTAGAAGCCCATTTCTGCGCCAGGTTTGCGCTGTCGCTGGAATTACCCGCTGATACAGATGCTGCGCTGGCGCTGGCGGCTGCTGCTTGTTGGCTCGATGCGGAATTATTTTCACTGGTTTTCGCTGCCGTTGCACTGTTGGCCGCTGCTTTAGCGCTTTGCCCTGCCGAATCATTTACAACATTAAGTTGGTTAAGTGTTGCCACATCCTGCGGTTGCGTACCATCAGAAACATTGGTGATACGAAGTGATTGCGCATCCCAGTTACCGCCAACGGGTTTACTGATTGAGCTCGAAAAGCTGGCGTTAATTTCCTGGAGCGCAAGCCAGATGCGATCAAAATCATCGTTAACTACGTCTGCCAGCAGATCGCCGTTATCCGCGTAGTCAGTCTGGCGGGTGTAAGGCGTGGCGCGCTTGATCAGCACCTCAAGCCCGTTGGCTGGGGCTGAAATGAATACTACGTTTCCGCCCTGGCTGTTACCAACGCCGGTAACAGTGTAATCCGTGTTCAGTGTCTTTTTCTGACCGCCCACAAAAACCTGCATGTCAGTGGCAAACAACAGATAAAATTTATAGGCAAACTGCGTTGTAACGCCGTTCGCGATATATGGCCCGCTAATTGGTACTTGTGCCGGTACGCTCATGCTCAATACTCCGTTTCTATTTCGTAAGTGCCGTGTGTCTGCCGCCAGGTTTCACCGTGGCCGCGTGCCGGATTTTCATGCTGCACATGGCCGATTTTCACTGGCTGCTCAATAATCGCCCCGCTACCGCTGTCGAGATAGTCATCCTCCTGCGTGGTCAGCATTGGGTTAAATTCCCGCATCTGCTCGTATAACGGCCCGTCGAGCACGCGCGTATGCGCCCAGAGAATGCCGGACGTTAGCGGGCCTTCCAGACCATCCAGAATGCGTTGCTGTTTATTCGTGGTAACGGTGATTTCTACCACCGCGCATGTGAGTCCCTTTAAAGCCTGACGCAGTAACTTGCCTGCGAATGAACCAGGCCCGTTTACCTCGACGGTTACGCGGGGAATATTGAAGGAAATAACCAGGCTTCTTAGCTGCCAGACCTGGCCGCCACAAATCTGGCCGCTGTCGTCAAACTCTGCAAGATCGCCCTCCAGCCCTTCGCAGACATGCCAGTAATAATGCCCCCTGGTATCCTGCAAAATAAGGCTGACGGCGGATGCATCACTCTTTCTTTTCCCTGTTGAGACGTCCCAGTAACAGGAACCGCCAGTTAACTGGACGCTGCCAAGGTAGGCGGTCGTCACATTGTTGGCACGCCTGAAAACAATCTCACAGTTGTATTCCCGTATTCTGTCCGGATCCAGACGCAGATTATGAACAGGACGAGAGCGCAACAGATACTGCGAATCCCAGCCGTTTAGCGTGCGCGTCTGCTGGCGGCGCTTAAGCAGTTCGGCATCGTTGAAACGCTCCGGCCACGCCGATTCACCGTAACAGTCGATAACTGATTTTGGCGCTGTGACAAAAGTGATAATGCCGTTGCTATAGCGATAATCGATGTCCGGTCGCAGCAATGATGCGCCCTTACCGATGCCGCTAAAAACATATACCGGCTCAAACGGCACCCCGAAAGCGTTGCGCCCTTTGGGCTCATCAATTCGGAAATCTTTATTGAAAAGAGGAATTGTCAGGCAGTCAGCGCCCTTACTTTCTTCATCGTCATAAAGCGAATCAAAGGCGTGCGGGGTACCAATAAAAAGTTTCTTTGCGCCCGGTACCGCAATATGAGTCTGTTCCTCCAGGCGGTACCGTAGTTTCTCCCTGAGTTCCGGCGTGGTGATATTGCGCGGTACCTCAACATCATCATTCACAATCTCGTCAGCACGCGAACCGGTGACGTTTGATAAAACACCTTTCGCTAAAAACTGAGGGTTTCGCGGATCAGAGTCTTTACCTTCATGCGTCCACCAGCTTTCGACAGTGCCGGTATCTTCAAGAAGGCCACGTGTGAGCGGGTGATTGCGTAATATGTTTTGCGTGTCGCGGCTGTTTTTTAAAGCGGTGGAATCGGCTTCTGACTGGAGAAGCAAACGCCAGTTGGATTTTTTATAAATCCGCCAGGCAAAATACACATCGATGATTGTCGATTTTCCAAAACCACGAAAACAGCGCAGAACTGCCAGATCCCCTCTGGACTCAAGCCAGTTGATAACAATCCAGTGAATGCCGGGAACTGTCCAGTTCATACGCTGCGCCCACATCAGATAGAAAGCGCCAAACCCGACTTTCCCGCCCATTAGTGTTTCGCCATTTTCGCCATTGCTTTGCGTATCTGCTCTGCTGAATCACGCTCTGCCT